AGATCGAAGCCTAGATGGCGATCCCGGATATGTCTCTCCAAGCAAGTAGCCTGGAACCTTCATCGTGAAGGATGTCTTGATTATTCTCTCATCATCCGAAAAGTCTTCAAAGTTATTGCTGGGATCGAATCCAGACTCCATGTAAGCTACAAATGTGTATCCCTTCTGTGACTCTATTCGAAAAGTTCTCTGGTCATAATTCTGGGCATTGGTCATGATGGTCATGATGATGTCGTTCATTTGTACCACATACTGCGCCCAAACTGTGATTTCGTATGTTGCTGTCACAAATGCCGGCGGTGGCATTTCAATCACTTCATAAATGTTGTTGTTTTTTGATGCATCAAGGAGGTTTCCTTCCCGGATCTTTGAATTTGACGGAGAGCCGCTTCGTCGAGTTGCAATCCTTCCAGCCTTGGCTCCTGACAGGGGTGCACCGCCTGTGGGTTGTCCGCCACCACTATTTAGAAACGCCTCATCTGTGGCGAGGTCGTCAGAATTTTTAAGACCCATCTTGTTGAGCCATTGTTGGTATCGTGGGTCTTTTTTCGACAGGCGACGCTTAATGATATGCGGAGAGATGGAGTTGGACGACAAGCCCATTTCGTTGTCCTGCGACAGGCCCGATCTCATAATCGAGATGACGGGAAGAATGAGGGCTCCGGCTTTGTCGCGCAAAGGTTTTTTCCTGGCAATCAATGCAAATCGTTCGCCGGCGGCAAAAACCACGGGAATCTTCTTCGGCTCCTTTTTGTAAGAATATGTCAATGGCATTGACTTATCGAACAGTTCAAATATGGCCCTGTCGATATCTTCTATAGTACAGCTAGGAAGCTCCAGGATGATGTCTGTTGCATTCTCTCCGGCCAAAGGTGGGTTACCAGGTCGGGAGGCTTCAAGTTGTTCACGGATTGTCATGACTAACTCTCATCGTAAAAAGAAGATCCGGCTTCTGTGTCATCACCTTCGGGAGAAACCTCAGCGGGTCCCGATATGGGAGCTGTCAGGACGCCCTTCTTCTGGAGGGATCGAACATCGCCAGTATCACCCAGCTTGTTCTCATCGAACCCACGTTGTTGAACGAAGGTTTCCTGTACAGCATCCGTATCAGTGTATTCCTCAAATGTGGGGCCATGTGGATCTTTCGACATTTGACCCTTTCTAGCTTGGCGACCCATTAGCTTGACTCCCATCACATGTTCTATCTGTCCATAAATAGACGCATCGAGCTGATGTTGAATGACTTCGAAGAAAGTAACATCATATGAGAAATAATCGCCAACCTTCGTTTCGATTCCTCGGTCCAGCAAATCACGATAATGCAGGTAGACCTCGATGGTGTAGAATTCCTCAGCACCAAACCGATTGATTCGATTCTCTTCGGGTTTGTAGTCAACCCTTGCTTCAATCTCTACGGGCGGATCAAAGACCTTGTCGGGAGACTCTTCATAAACATCATGAATATCCATGGCATCCGGACGAACCGAATAGTAGTAGATCTTCTGGCCCACAACATCCTTGATCAATTCCTTGCTCAGGTCATTGATGTAGTCAATCTCGCGGGGTGTTAGAAAAAGTCTAGCCATTAGTCATCACCCTATGAAAATCGCCTTGCCGTTGGGAATTGGAATGCTACGTAGCACCTTCTGCAGATTATCAACGGCTGCAGCCTCTTGTTCGATCAGCTTCTCATACGTTGTAGATTCGAGCATTTCACGAAGCGATGTGACCAGCTTTTCTTTATCTTCTCGGCCGTTCGATATTAAATCAGACCCGTTGAGTGTTAAATCCCCACCTGGGATTGGAACCGATGTGAACTTCGTTCTAATGAGTCCCAACAATTCCTTACACAGGGCCAGACAGTATTGTCGAGCCCATTGGCGCCCGATTGAGTTGATTCTGGAAAACTGGAGGTTTCCAAACGGAATGTTTGACATGTTGGAGGTTCCATAAATCGAAGGATCAGCGACATCCGGATTTAACGGATCTGGGGCAAACTGAACCCGCATCCAAAGATTTTTGGGATCCGACTGTGTTGGAGTCGGGTAGACTCGAATGTTTTGGCCAGAAATCTTGTAGGTGTAGTTTGATCTACGAACTCGATTTGAAAGATCCAACTGTCCACCACGCAAGATATCCTCAAAGACCGGAAGAACATAAAAGACAGTCTCGGGTGTAAACGACTCAAACGAAAACTCATTGTTGAGATAGTTGACAGCAGATGATGCATCAAAGAACCTGTAAGCCGCATGTGGGCTGAAATGGAAAACTTCCATGATCTTCATCTTGCCACCAAGACTATTGAGACTGCTGCTAAAGATCAGATTTCCATCTCCGTCTTTCAGTGTCTCATATATGTTGTAGTCCTGTTGGTTCTTTACTAAGTTAATCGATCCGGAAACGGAATTGTAAGATCCGCCCAGGCCGGCGGCTTGTGAGTAAGGCTCAGCTTTTCTGAGGAAGAACTCCAGGGACTCGCGTGAATACTTTTGTTCACTTCCTTCTAGAGATCCTGTTGAAATCCCCAAAAAGTTAGTGAGCTGACTTTTGGCTTGGTACTCATTGACAATTTTTCCATACTCACACAAAGACTCTTCAAAGCAAGCCCAGATCATCTTCTTGGTTAGCTCAACACTTAGAACATCATCACCCAGCTTTCTTTTGACAAATGTTACCATTCCGTCGGCTTCAACCTGGAAGTCGGTGTCGGTATCAAACAGTCCAAACGGAGTAGGACCTAATGTGTTGAGAAAAATTGTCATGGTTGTTACCCTGACTCTAAATATCGGGTCAGATGCAACAACGACTTAAAGAAACTTCTGTACAAGAATTGCGGATGCCATCAAGAACTGGACAACGGCAAAAACGGTAACTGCACGCGTCTTGAAAATCTCATGCTCTGTTACCTTATCAACAAGAGCTTTCATTTGTGTGGGTGAGAAGACCTCATCAACTTTTCCCTTCCATGCTTGATGCTCTTCGATCTTCGTCTCTCTGGATTCTATGCGAGCCATTCCTTCTTTGATAGTTTTTACCTCGTTAGTAAGCCCATCAATTCCTGTGGCTAAAGTCTCCAGCTCTTTCAGAACCAGCTTCGAATACTCGTTCCAGCTGCTCTGGCCTTTAGTTTTCTGTTCATCAGACATTTTTGTCCTCATAGAAGGTTAAAGCAACTTTTTTGATCTTGAAGATTTTTTCTTCCACGTCGAGGCCGGGCAAGCTTAAGATTTCAACAATTCTGTCAAACGAATTGGCCTTTTGACATTTTTGATCTTCTCTCTGATCAATGCCCACAAGCATCTTTCGAAGCTTTTCATATCTCTGTGTAGTACTAAACTCTTCTTTTCTATCCATCATCTTGTTTTCCGGTTAGCTTCCTGTTAGTTGCCGGTATAAGTATCTTGCTTTCTTCCAAATGACGCTTAAAATCAAACAGGCCCGGAAGTCCAGACCTGCTTGTAAACCACAGAGAAGTTTAGTCACCAGAGATAGTCAAAGAACCACTTGATGTTAGGATGCAGAAGTTTACTCCATCACTATAGACGGTTACTGAATTGCCAACACCGGCGGCAACAGCAAGATCGCTACCCGATTCTGCCACTTCCGATCCGGATACTGCTTGTGTGAAAACACGTGTTCCAGATGTTTCTGCTGATCCGGTAAAGTGATGAGCATCAGCCGAAAGTGCCCGCAAGGTGAAAATTCCGCCAGGAACTGCGCTAGCCAAGGGCATTGTCAATGCCATGGCGGCCGAACCGGATACTGTGTATACGCCGGGCTCGGTCAAGGTTGCTGCGGCTGTTTTGGCCTGCAGTGTTGCTTTGGGAAGTGTAGTAAAAGTAACGCCGTCTGTGAATGATACACCAGATCCGGGTCCCTCAACGATGCCCTTTGAATTACTTATAGTGGTTTTTGACATGTCTTTCTCCTATGTTTGGTCAGAAATTGCGAGAACTTTTCGTGTTTCTGCTTGTCTAAGCATCGACAACAATTTCAACCAACCAGGAGAGGAGCAAAAGTATTTTACATTTTTAGATTGTGTTTCGCGGCCAGATCCTCGGCCATCTTCTGGCGCTCACGAGGAGTAAAGTACTCTTTCATCTTCAGTAGCGACAAAGCGCCGACATCGACCATTGCAACTGCAATTCGGAGCGCCTCTCTTCGAGACAGGGTGAAAAAGCCGTTGAACATCAGGTCTGGCAGAAGGGCTTTGATCTTATCATCCCGAGATACATCTGACTTCTCGACAGGTTTCGGTTTTGCAGGGGGCGGGGGTGGCGGAATCGACTTAGGCAATTCCACCGGAATGACCTCCTCCTCCTCTTTCTTGTCTGGCCTTGACCTGGAGAACGGAGAAAAAGAAGGTTTCTTTCGTGTCTTAGAATCTCTGGGCGCCCTAGTTTTCTTGGCTGCTTTGGTTGTCTTTCTATCTTGACTCATGTGTTTCCTCACTAGTTGTTGATGTATAAGTATCAACAGAAACAGAAACCATCTCGATTACTGAAATATCTCCATTCCATGAATGTGAATGGCGGCTACTTTGACGGTTTGACAAAAATCACAATCTGTTATAAAAATCGTAGCGTGGTTTCTTTCTCTTTATTCCTTGTCATCTTTTTCTCCTGCCACAACTCGTAGGTTTGGCTTTCCGTCAATGTCGCTAATCACCCGTTCCATCATTGCAATCATTCGATGAGCGTCTGCCGGGTGAATCTCAACTGTATCCCAATGACCGAATCTACAACGGTATCCAAATGCATACTTGATCGCAACCCAGGCCCTCTTGAAAAATGATCGCCATTTGTACAAATGAACTTCCATCCAGACTGTTCCTTCTTCTGGATCACGAATGAATCGAATTGTATGCTCAGGCGTTGAACAGCAACAGTCAAAATAGATGTACTCGTTTCTGTACTGGTCACGTATGATTTTCAGGCCTTCCATTAGTCTTTCCGGGCACCACCGATCTGCTCGCCTCGGTCTTCAAATGCATTGCCTTTGCTTGGCAGTTTTCTGAACCAGTGCTCTTTTGGCTTGAAGTTCTCAGCATCGAACATTGTTATCTTTTCAGAATCCTCTGTTCCTTCCGAGACCTCCTCGTAGACTGCTTCCAGCTGATACAGAGGGGGATCTGTTTTGAATGACTTCTTGTCAGCTCCGGTGAAATACACACCACATCGTTTGACCCAAATATTGGGTACATCTTCCAGTTGTATATAGACATACGGTGTCTCCCACGATACTACCGGTTGTTCGTTCATTTGTTACCTCTGCAATCATCGTAGCAATGTCTGGTTACATGTAAAAGACACGACCAATGTGTTATAATGTCAACAGGAGGTTATCATGCTGCAACTTCTGAAGAGGCGAGTGCATCAGCTTTTCTGTCGTCACATGGGCAGTTTATCGCACTGGGAGATTGATCCCAAAAATCTTCCGGGGTGGCGTGGGATGAAGTGTGCCAAATGTGGGAAGGAGTGGATTTGTTTCTGAGATAGTGTGGTTCCCAAATGAAAATGGAACTTACAGTGTTGATTGTCCCCTCTACATTTAATGCGCAGGAGCAAAAATGACATACAAGTTGGTGATGCCCGAACAACTCGAAGACTTCAAAGACAATAAGTGCTACATTGATATGAAAGCATATCTTGGCAATGCTGGGATGTTTGCACCAAATGTTATGAAGGCCTACTTGCCATCTGCCCTTCTTTTCTATGTCAACGAAGAGGGAAAAGTTACCTCCATGGCGAAATCTGTTGGAAGCGAGCGTGTTTCCCTTGAAGAGCTCACGTCACAGGATGGATTTTTTTTAGCCTATTTTGCACGAGTTCAAGTGATTTACAACGCTCGAAATGAGATGGAAAGAGATCCGGATCCAAAATATCGATTCTGTCAGATTGAAAGAGAACTTCCTGACGAACACTTTGCTGATTGGGGCTAGTCTTTCAGAAGTCCTGACAGTTTCATCCAGCGCTCCATGACCAGTTGCTCATCTGATTTCGTTGATTCGTTTGCCTCATTTTCGTCCTCCGCCGCCTCGGCCTCGGCCTTGAACGGTGGTTTAAGATTGATATCAGCATTTTTCATACGATGGTAGATGGTCTTCTTTGCCTTTTTACCGCCAATGGTTTTATGATCAAATTGTGGCATATCTGCTCGATCCGGCGCTGCAGGATTTTTGGGAATGGTGCTCAAGTTTTTTGCAACCTTTTTGGCTATAGCATTTCGAACCTTTCCAATATCAGCACCAATTTTGAATCCTGCCCACTTTGAAATTACTTCATTATCTGACGCGTCCTTTAGCATTTTGTGATTTAGCAAAGGTCCCGGAGCTTTTTCGTCAACCTGCTTGTTCACGTTTTGCAACAACATATCATAAATTCCTCTTGCTGGCATCCCCAAAATGTTATACTTGATAGGTTTTCCTGCCGCTGGCATTTCTTGTCCGGGCTTTTTGTATGATGCGATTGCCAACTGAGCTGTTGCCAATTTTTGTTTTGTTTCTCCAGGCAAACCCACATCTTCAACGCTAATGTTACCTTTTGGTCCACTAATTGCCCAAACACCTGACCATCTATGGTGACCATCAATGACCTCATCTCCAGCAACTGTTATTGAACCTGGCGCTCCAGTTGTATTGCTGGTAATTGCTTGCTCAAGTGTGTCAGCATCGCCAAGAGGGAAAGCTGCTGATTTCATTAGGTCAATTTCTTTTTGTGTTGGCTTGAATCCTCCAACATTGACCATCGTGGGAGACGTTATCTCTATCCTATCGTCCTTTTCAACTTCATCAAAATCGCCCCTTAAGGTTTTCAAAAGTTCTTTAGGGTCTGCTTCATTTCCAAGTTTTTTTGCGGCAGCTGGGCCTTTTTCAAGGGCTGTCACAACGTCATCAACTATATCCTCAAACAGATAAGAAGCTAGACTGCGACGACTGCTACCTCTGTGAGACGACCTATTGCGTCTTGTTTCTTTCAAAATAATTTCCCTTAGTTTTCTTTTGGTAATCTTCACTGGTTTCCCTGTTGTTTCCATAAGTATCTTGATCCCGTTCAAATAAGACGATAATTTGGTTCTCGTGCAAGGCAAGGACGAGCGTGCCTGCAGATTTTCGCTGGGTTGTTTTATCGATCCTTCAGCCAGGCATCTCGCTTCTTGATTTTGCTATACAACCGGTCATCCCATGGGCCCTCTCTGCCAAACTTAGAGCAGTTGTTAACAGCCTCTTCTGCTGTGTATTCTTCGTACGCGGCTGGCTGGTACATCTCGTAGTAGAATTCTCGATCAATCCCATCCGGTCTGAGAATGCTGGTCTGGGCATCAAAAATCATGTCGCCCATCTCGACCCATCCATGAACAACAGCTTTGGGTGGATTCTGCCACTTGTCGGTGATAGTACCATGCACCACTTTGAATTTGGTCTTATCATTGAGATCTGGATGCCGCTTGGAGCGGTGGCCTCGGGAACCCTTGGTGAAATGTGCTTGAAACCAATCCTCAGCTTTCTGAATTGTGAATGGAAAACACATCCCTATGGCAAGAATATTTGCTTCTTGAAGAAGTGCTCTTGTGTATTTTCGGAGGAGGCGCGACATAGGCTATACATCCGTGGATTTAATATGAATCGTCGTCATACTGATAAATATCTAGTCAATATCTAACCACACAAAACTCTTTGCTATTTTGGGTGCACCAGGATGATGCTGCGTTGTACTTGATCTCATCAATGGGTGTCTCTTGACCTTTGACCTCGAAGAGCTGGCTACCAGACACAGACAGGAAGTCAGGAACGTAGATGTGCTGGATACCGTTGGGGTCGGTGTACGCTATTCTGATTTCGTGCTTTTTAGTTACCGGATGGTCTCGTTCTACACACTCGTCCAGGAAGCGCGTCTCCCATGAGCTGTGCATGTACTCATCTTGTTGGGTGAATGGGTTGAACTTCCATTCGGCCTTGAAGGGGGCTTGAGGGCCGATTTTTCCTTCTTCGAGGAGGCGGATGGCACGGTCCTGCGCAGCTTTTCGTTTAACTTCCATGTGAGGTTTATGCCAGTTTTTTGAATTCGTTTTTGCTGACCTCTTTCGAACTTCGGGTGTCACACCTGCCTGAATTTGCCTAGCCTTTTCTTTTGCGTGCTCCGGGTTCTCTTTCATGAACCTCTTCATATTTCGGCGATTCTTTTCTCCAATCTTGCGTTTTGATTCTTCTGTTAGGCGCCCTTCAATTCTAGCAGAGTGACCGTGGATGTAACGCAAGAACCTCATTCCATGTGATCTTGAGAATGTCACGTTCTGTCCACAACCACATTCACACTTTGGAATAATTCCCGAGTGCTCTTGCTTAAGCAGATATTCTTCATAAGTCACATCGTGAACACGAACTATATGAGATGATAAACGAATAAAAGATTTCCCACAAATTTTGCATGTTTTCATAATGCTAATTATAGTTGAATGTCATATAGTGTATAATGACCAAATTTAAACTGAAAGGGTCCCCAAATTGCTCAGGGGACCCTTTCTAGAACCTAGTTGACTAGATTACTTTCAGATCACGTTCATGTCAAGACACGTGACCGTCCCATAAAAGTCATTCCTCACCATCTTCTTACCGTACCGAGTCATGACACCCTTTCTCGGGGTGAAATCCTCAGGTGCGAAGATTGTCGGGGTGACGATCAGCGGGACGTAGGGAGCGTAGACGTATCCTGTCTCCAGGTAGCTTCCGCCCTTGTATCCAACCAAGACCTTATTACGCGGGAAGTAGGGGTCCTTGTAAACCGTGAAGCGGTTCGAGAGGGTTCCCACCTTCTCTGCGCCGATAACCATCGGTCCAACCTGTCCATCGCCATCGATGGAGTAGCTGGGCTTGTAGTAAACCGAAGCCTCGAAGATCGTAGCAACATCCGGTCCAACAACCACGAAGTTAGCCGAGCCACGCAGGGTTTTCCTGTGAATCTCATTGGCAACATCGATGATGGTCTCGCACAGGGTCTCGTACCATTCGCGAACTGTACCGGTGAAGGCGGGTCCGGGGGTGAGTGATGCGTTACGAGCTACCTCAGCACCAGTCTGCTTGTTAACAAACTTGCCAGGGCTACGTGACCAGTAGAAGTTAGCTGCACCAGCCTGAGTTAGCAGGTCGTTCAGGATCTCACGATCGAGCTCCATTGCGATCTGCTCGGACAGGATCTGGGTCAACTCAACCTCAGCATCAAGGCTGTGGTAAGCATTCAGGTCCTGTGCCATCTCGGGTGACCAACGAGCTCTGAGCTTGCGGGTCTCTGCCACGACGGCGATGCTCTCGATCTTGATATCGATTTCGGGGATAGCCGGTGAGGGCGAGGTTCCAAAATCGGACTCGAAGGAGGGGATCACCAAGGTGTCAGCTGAGTTAGCTGCTGAGTTGAGGGCTGCTGAGATCGGATAACTAACAGTCATTCGAGCGGCAACCGCTGCATCTGCACCGGTAGCGACACCGGAAACCACCATCAGGATGCCTGTCGTTGATCCTGCTGTATTCGCGAAGGAGTTAGCAGTAAACAAACCGTCGGCAAACGTTCCGAGCTGGTTTAGACGACGAACATTGAAGACACCCAGGCCGTCCTGAATTGCCTTACCGTCAGTGTCGTTTCCAACGGGAGCCAAGTTAGTGGGATTGGTACCAAGTGTATCGGCCGTTAGGGCGACTTCCTTGACAGCAGTTGAGTCCCAGTTACTCAGATTTGAGGTAAGAACCACAACGAACGAGTAAGCACCATCACCAGCTGTTGCGCCGGCTCCGCCACTGTTATTCTCGATCGACTTGGAAATCTGCGGATCAAACTGCAGATAACGTCCATCAGTTCCTGTTGCAAACGCTGCCACACCGGCTGTGACCACTGAGTTTGCACCCAGAGCTCCTGATGCCAGAAGATCAGCTGATGTCGCCATCGTTGCTGTAGTGTGAACACGAGAGTATCCTGAACCAGCAAGGTCATACTGACCACCAACGGCTAGTGAACCGGACTGAACGCCCTTGCCCGCCGGGCTGTTATAGATGGAAGTACCACTGTTGTAGGTTGCACCTTGACCCTCTGATCCACCAACGGCTGTGCCGAAAGTGTAATCCAGATAGAAGAGCAGACCCGAGGGAAGGCTCATCGGCTGGATCGAAACCAGATCATTGGCGATCAAACCACCGAAAACTCGGCGAACGATCGGGAAGGCGATGTTGGTGAATCCGCGGATGTCACCTGAGCTTGTCAGATTTCCACCACCGGTCGAGAGGCTGGAAGCCTCCTTCAACACCTGGCCAGCCTGACTTTCCAGCATACGTGCCATGTTCTCACGCTTCGTACCATCGAGACCGCGAAGCAGGCCTGTCCTGTTCCACTTCTCAACGAGTTGTTTATTCTGCGTACCAACGTGTCGCTGTCGGATCCCCTCGGTAAGCATTTCTAGATTAAAATTAGACATATTGTTCTCCTTTGAACTTTGTGTTGTCTGTCTTGGAATTAGCCTTTGTTAATTCCGGCTAGGACTGCCCATCTATCTGTCTCAACGCCACTGTTGGACGGCTGTGCCGACCGGGTTGATCTGGAAGACGACCCGAGAGTCCTCGAATTTCCTTCGCTCAAGTTCTTGCCACCACGGCCCCTACGGGTGAGCGACCCGGAGAGTGATTTGTAAAGTAGCTTAGCTTCACGAAGCGTCTTGGCATTATCTAGCGCCTCGACAATTGCTCGTTGCTGCTTTACAGTGAGTCCCTTATTCTGTAGCAGTTTGTTGGCGTACAGAAGCTTGGCGTTGAAGAGATTCATCTCAACAAGCTGTTGCTTCAGCTGTCCAGCTGCTTTCTTGTATGTTTTCGCTTCATGAACTGCACGGGCTGTTGCAGCACTGCGTCCTGGTTGGCGGCCGCGTCGGGCTGCCGGACGACGTGATGGTCGACGACGACGATTCTCTGCAACGCTTCCGAGCTCATCGGCCAGTACGTTGATTAGGGTGTCCTCATCGACCTCAATGACGTCACCAAGAATCTCGGCTCCACCAAATTGGTCTGCCTCATCCTCAGCTGCTTCGCGGACTGCCCTTCGAAGCTTGTTGCGCGGCGACCGCTTTCGGCCTTCACGAACCTTACGTCTCTTACGCATTTTGGATAGCTCTTTACGGAGAATTGACTCATCGATCTCGTAGACCGTATCAGCCTCATCCATTCCGCCAAACGCCATCTCTTCCAA